ATGGATGACCATATCTCACAAGCCTTGTCCTACCTCACCTTTGGGTTTGCATCCTTTGAGGTAGTCTACAAGAGACGTAGAGAACAGAACTCCATGTACCCTGATGGGAAGATGGGGGTCAAGAAGCTGGCCTCTCGCGCTCAGTGGACTATCAACAAGTTTGAGGTAGATGAAGACACTGGTGAATTGGAGTATGTCCAGCAGATGCTAGGCAAGCCCGGTTACAATGGTTTTATCCCAAAGAACAAGTTGGTCCACTATACCACCACTACAGTTAATGGTGATTGGACAGGGCGCAGTGTTCTGAGGAATGCTTATAAGTCGTATTACTACCTCTCCAAAATCCAAGAATACGAAGCAATCGCTATTGAGAGGGAAATGCATGGCATTCCAGTTGGCCGTATTCCTAGTGAGTACCTCAGCCCTAACGCTAGTGATGACCAGAAGCTATTGCTCCAGCAGTTTACAGAGGGTCTCACAGACCTCAAGAACAACGAGCAAGGTGCAATCGTAATTGCTTCGGATGTTTACGTCAATGAGGATGGTAAGAACACTAACACCCCTCTCATGAGTGTAGACCTACTGAGTGCTTCAGGTTCTCGTAGCATTGACATGAATGAGATTATTAGCCGCTACCAAAACAATATTGCTAGAACCCTCATGGCTGAATTTCTTATGCTGGGGGGTGGTAGTGGTAGTTACGCACTGAGCAAAACCAAGGGTGATATGTTCCTGCGTAGTCTTGAGAGTTACCTTCACAACATGTATGGTCAACTCCAAAGACAACTTCTTCCCCGCCTGTTTGAACTGAATGGTTTTGACAAGAAGTACATCCCAACCTTAAAACCTAAAGATGTTGCACCTTATGACCTCAAGGAGATTGCAGCGTTCTTGCGTAACGTCAACGGTGCTGGTGTTGATATTGCTTCCCACCAAGAGACCCTTGACTTCCTCTTTAATGAGGCTGCTGAGATTCCCTATGACGCAACCAAGAACACAAGCACTGCTGAGGCTCAACATGCTAGGGATATGGAACTAGCAGAGGCTATGCCCGAGACAGAGGATCAAACTCCAGAGGGAGAGGAATAAATGGCTCAACAAACAACAACTGTCCCTAGTAAGAACTCTGGGGACGAACTTTCAGCCAGCGAACTTAATGATATTAACGATGTTGTAAACCACAACTCCGGTGATACTGAAACTAGGATGAGTAATGCTGAGGTTAGCATTACAACCATGCAGACAGGCAAGGAGGACGCTCTGGGCGACCCTTCTGAGGATGGGCAAGTCCTTACCTCTACGGCTGCTGGTGTGCGCTCTTGGACCACTGTAGCGGCTGGGGACAGTCCCACAGTTGACTACATAGTTGATGAACTCTTGACAGCACCTGTTATTGCTTATGATGGTGCATCCACAGAGATCAACACCTCTGGCACTCTCGTACTGTATATCCTTGGTGGTAACACCCCTGAGAGTTACGCTATCACCTCTGGTAGCCTTCCTACGGGGTGGACACTGAACCCCACTACTGGTGATATTTCTTACACTAACGGTGCTACAGAGGGTTCTGGTTCTTTCGGTGTTACAGCTACAAACCCTGCTGGTGACAGTGCTGAGTTTACAGTCAACTACGAAGTTACTCAGGCTAATGGTATAACTCAGTTTACTAACTCTGATCCATCCTACCTATTCATGAGGGTTACAACCTCTAACAGCTATAGCAACCAACTTCTCCTGAGACAAGACCCTGCTCGTTGGGGCTACACTACATCCACAGATAACGGTACTTGGGTTTCGAGTGGTCAATACCCCGTCTATGCCGCATCCAATGGGGATGGTACATTCAATGTCCTACAGAGACCTAATGGTTATTCCTACTGGAACTTGTATATGAACAGGACTTTTGATCCTTCTGGGTTGGTTGATGGTGCAGCAACAGACTATACCACCACAGGCACTTATGATCTTGTGGCACCAACCTCTGATGAAATCACTGTTGATGGTGTGGTCTACCCTGCTGACCAAAGTGATATTCACTACGGTACGGGGACTAACTACATCGACTTCGGCAATCCAGCTTCCCTTGATGGGTTCATGTCGGGTAACAATGCTTGGTCGTATGGGTTTAAGTTGGTAGACGCTATTCCCCGTGATGGTCTTGGCAGAACAATGTTTGTCAGAGAGTGGCGCAACTGGCACGGCTTCTACATCGGCCATAACGACACATACACAGCCCAACTCTACGGCAATAGCTCTAGCAGAACCTATGACAGCCAAGATACTCCAATCCCCGCAAATGGTTTTGCTGCTGGCTCTTACGTCAGGGTTAGCTACACGGGTCCATCCGGCACTGTCAAAATCTTTGTCAATGGGACTGAGTATTGGTCAGGAAGCCCGAGTTCTTATTGGGATGCAGCATCTTCTGTTAATAGTTTGAGTGTCCAGTTTGGCAACGGTCCAGAGAGCAACATATTCCAATTTAATACCAGTTATTACCACGGCCTGTGGCAAGGTCAAATCGAAAGACTTTGGATCAGCAACGGTGTTGTAGAAACTACTGACGATAATGGGACTACATTCCCTCCGGGGACAACCCATTCGTGGTTGCTTGATGAAACTACAGGTAAAACATTCGCTGCAAACACAGGCGGTGTAGTAGGTAATGGGATGAGTGCGTAATGGAAATCCTTAAAATAAATGAAGAGCAGAGAATCCTCTACGGGTGGGCCTCTGTTACTACTAAAGGTGGTGAACCTGTTATAGATAGCCACAATGACATTATTGAAACTGCAACACTAGAGAGGGCTGTTACTCAGTTTATGCTGAACCTCAGAGTTGCTAAAGAGATGCACGTAGGAGACAAGATTGGTGACGTAGTTCACTCCCTGCCCCTTACTGCTGAAATCGCCAAGGCTCTTGGTATTGCTTCAGATCAGGAGGGCTGGATTGTAGGTATGAAAATCTATGATGATGCTGTCTGGGAGAAGGTCAAGAGTGGCGAGTACCGTGCTTTTTCCATTGGTGGGAAAGCCAAACCAAGGAGAATCTAAATGGGTGAGTTAACAATCCTAGATGATCTTGAGTTGGTGGAGTTGTCGATTGTCGATAGTCCCGCCAATCCTGAAGCAAAAGCTGTAATCGCCAAGAAAGGGGAGCAAGAACCTATGGCTGAAAGCAAACTTGATAATTCTGTTGAACTAGAGAAATCGCTTAAGAAGACAGAAGAAAACTATGAGAACCTCAAAAAATCGGTCATCGAAGCGGGCTTCACGATCACAAAAGAGGGTATCGAAAAGAAAGCTGCACCGGAGACTATTGAGGTCGAAGGAGAAACACTCGTTAAGGCAGATATTCCGGCAGTTCTCTTGAAGAAGTTGGAAGCAGATAAAGCGGCTCTTGAGGCTGCTGCTGTTGAAAAGGCTGACAACGAACTGACTAAACGGGCTGGTGATGAACTCCCCAACTTTGCTATTGCTGAGGCTAAAGAACTGGTCAAAGCATTTGGTGAAAACGAGGAAGTCATGAAGGCTCTGAAGGCGGCTGATGCTGTCTTTGCTGAGGCACAGGAAGAGGTCGGTAAGGCTGCTCCTGCTGAAGTGGAACCCCAAGAACAATTTGACACTCTGGTTAAAGCACACATGGATACCAAGGGTGTGAATGAGGCGGCTGCTTACAAGGCAGTTAGCAAAACAGATGAAGGCCGTGTCCTTCTCAAAGAAATTATGAAGAAAGGCTAAATCATGGCTACTCAAAGTGTTGATCAAGTGATCACTGGCATTGCTGGTGCAGACCTCTCTGCCGCACAGTACAAGTTTGTCAAACTCGCTACTGATGGTGAGTATGACCTCGCAACTAACGGCGTTCAGGCTGAAGGCGTTGCACAGAACGATCCCTCTGCTCAGGGCCGCGCTCTGTCGGTTGCTACCGCAGGTATCGCAAAGGTTGTTGTTGGAACTGGTGGCCTGTCCGCTGGTGATGCAGTTGCTTCGGATGCTGGTGGTGTTGCTATCACTGCCGCAACTGGTGATGCGATTCTGGGTATTGCTCTGGACGATGCTGCTGCTGGCACCATTGGCCGAGTTCTGCTCAACAAAGGCGCTGCGGCGACCGCTTAATTAGAAGGATAACTAACAATGCCCATTACTGCTAACCAAGTCCATCTGGACGTACCGCTGACGCAGCTTACTGTTGCGTTCATGCAGGAAACTACTGGTTTTGTTGCTGACAAAATCTTCCCCCGTCTGGCTGTGGACAAACAGTCTGATAAATACTACATCTACGACCGCGAAGATTTCAACCGCGATGAGATGAAAAAGTTGGCTCCCGGTGCTGAACCTGAAGCCACTGAGTTCCGTCTGTCGAATGATAGTTACTTCGCTGACGTGTATGGCCTGAGTGCCAACCTGACGGATCAAATGCTGGCAAACGAAGATTCGATGCTGCAAATCCGTGAGGCACACGCTCAGAACCTCGCCATGAAGGGCATGATCCGTCGTGAGAAGGATTGGCTGGCTACCTACTTCACCTCTGGTGTTTGGAACACTGAATACACTGGTGTTTCGGGTTCACCCGCAGCCGGTCAGGTTCGTCAGTGGGATGACTACACCAACTCCACCCCGATTGAGGATGTTCGTACAGCCCAGACCGCCATGCAGCTCAAGTCTGGTGGGTTCCGCCCCAACAAGATGCTCATTTCCCGTGAGGTGATGGATGTCCTGATTGACCACCCTGATATTATCGCTCGTATTTCGGGTGGTGCTACCACGGGTGCTCCGGCCCTGCTCAACGCAGAGATGCTCGCTCGTGTCTTCGCTGTTGACGAAGTTCTGGTTGCTGACGGTATCGAAAACACTGCTGCTGAGGGTGCTTCGGAATCTAACGCATTCATGGCTGGCAAACAGGCTGCTCTGTATTATGCCCCTGTTGCACCGGGACTGATGGTTCCTGCTGCTGGTTACAACTTCACTTGGACCGCATCGGAACTGAACGCTTCGGGCTATGGCACCAACATCTTGTCGTTCACTGATGACGCACTGAAGCGTCGTGGTGTTGCAGAACAACTGCAAATCAAGATGGCTTGGGATACGAAGGTTGTCTCGGCTGACATGGGTGTGTTCTTCACCTCTGTCATTGGCTAATTACCATTGGGGGCATCCTGACGGGTGTCCCCTTCTCTCACCCCGACTAGGAGATTGATATGAGACTTACTGAGAGATCACCATTCTACATTGACAGACCTTTGTTTGTTCGTAAGAGATTTACTGCACTTGGTAAGTCTTATGCCCTTGACGAAGAGTTTGCTTGGAAAGAGCGTAACGTCAAAGATTATAGGGTTGCTATGCTGTATAAGCAGGGTTTCCTTAAGCATGACGATAACCTCGTTTCAGAAAGAATCATTGGAGATGGTCTTGACGCTCTTACACCCGAAGAACTTGACGCTGTTGTTGAAAGCATCAATGAGGATGTAGCAAGCGCCACACAAAACATTACGGAGTTTAACCGTAAGAAGTGTAAGAAGTCTAAGATTAAGAACAAACAGATTGCTTTGATCCGACAGTGGCGGGGCACGTTTGGACACTTGGAAACATAACAGGAGATAGCGAATGGCTTGGTCCTACGATCCTACCAACCTAGACACATCCACGGCTGAAGGTCGTAAGAACACTGTTCGCCTTTTGATTGGGGATACTGAAACTGCTGATCAGCAACTCCAAGATGAAGAGATTAATCACGCACTAGAAGTCAATAATACTGATGTTTATAACGCTGCTGTTTGGTGCGCAAGGACTATTGCTGCTAAATATGCTAGACGTGTATCCACAGAGATTGATGGTGCGCTACGGGCTGATTACAGTGACCTCAAAAGCCACTACGAACAACTGGCAACCACCATTGACAAAACCAAGAAGAAACTTTATCCCACTCTTGGTTCTTATTTTGGTGGTGTCACTGTGGCTCAGAAGGAACAACTTCTTGAGAGTGATACACGGACCCAGCCTAGTTTCTACACTGGTCAATGGGACTACTACAACCCCTATGATGGTGGGGAACAGGAGTAACCATGTCTTTTAGACCAGAAGATATTTTGTACTTGGTCGCAGACTTCGGTAAGACACTTACCCTATCTAGGACCACAGGGGCTACCTACAACCCTGCTACGGGTTCTACGGGTGGCGGAACACAAGAATCGTTTACCTTCACAGGTTATCTTTACAATAACGCCACACGGTCATTCGAGGACACCTCTATCACTCGTGGTAATCGTATGTGCGTCTTACCTTATCCTGATGCTGTATTTCCTCCCGCTGAGGGTGATACAATCTCTGGTGATGGTGACAGCCTTAATATAGAGGCAATTAATATGGTTATGTCCGGTGACAACCCTGTGTGTTATATGCTGGAGTTATCGGAATGATCCAAGCATCTATCACTGCAAAAAGAGGACTAGACGAGAGGATCAAAGAGGCTATCGACAACAAAGTTGAGAATAGTCTAAAAGACCTTTCTCTTGGGGTTGTTGATAGCATTACTGCCCTAACACCGACTGTCACTGGGGCTAGTGTTGGGACAGGAAATGCAGAGTTTTCCATTGGTGCCTACGCTAACTCACATTCCTTCCGTGTAAACAACACAAGTTCTCGCGGTAGGCGGGTCCAAGGTTCAACCTCTACCAGAAACGCCAAGGCAAGACAAAAGGCTAATGATGTTTATGATCCTGCCGTTGGGCTTGCGAAACTCCGAGAGGATGTCCTAAACGCAGATTACGAAGACGTTAGGTCTATCACCTTCAGAAATGACAGTGAACATGCACAGGCTGTGGAGAAGAGATACAGGGTCTATTCTCAGGCTGGTATTAGGGCAGGGAGGAAAGGATGAGCAGTGTTTATCAAGAAATCCGCAATGCTTTTGAGACTACCCTAGTCAATGTATCTGGATTACCGGAAGTTGCTTGGGAGAATGTGGACTATGTACCTACTACGGGAACACCCTTTGTCGC